GAAATAGAAAATACAGAGTACGGTTTCCACCCTAATCTAGCAGACATGAAGCTTAAGGAGTTTGTTGACTTAGATAACGCACTTACAGAAAGTTGGGAAAATATGCACAAAATTATGGGCATACTATATCGACCTGTTACAAAAAAGAAAGGCGACAAATACGATATTGAAGACTACGATTTTATAAGTGCAAATAAACGTGCAGAACTATTTAGAGATGCAATGAGCGTAGAACTTGTGAACGGTGCTGCTGCTTTTTTTTTAACTATCGCAGTCGATTACATGAAAATTACGGAAGCATATTCAAAGGTGGACAGGAGGACGAGACGAGAACGTATCAGACTGACGAAGAAGCGTTTAGCGAGACTTATGGGTGGTACAGCATAATTTATAACCTTGCAGGTGGCGATTTATTAAAATTTGACGAAGTACTTAATAAAACAGTTGACGAGTGCTTTAACTATATAAGTTACACAACAGAATTAAATAGACTAGAAAATAAACAAAAAGCATGAGCATAAAATATCAAGGACATAACATAAAAAACTTACCTTTTAGCACAGTTACTAGAAGCATTACTAGCATTATGAGTAGTGCAAAAGGAGTAAATACATTCACACAAGGCGATATTTTTGAGGTTGACCTTAAAGAAATCACATACCCACTTGCTCATTTATCGTACTCTAGTGCGAATTTTGACACAGGCACATTAACATATAGCTTTCAGCTTCTGGTTATGGACTTAGTTAGCAAAAATGAACGTAACGAAGATCAAGTACTAAGCGACACTCTCAATACTATTGGCGATATTATAAGCACTCTGCGTAATAGCAATGCAGTAAGTACTATTGAAGACTATCGCAATTCATTTAGATTGCAAGACAGCATTAGTTGTGAACCTTTTACAGAGCGATTTGACAATGAAGTTACAGGCTGGAGTGCAAACTTTACAATAGAGGTAGAATTTGACGCAAGTGCATGCGATGGTTATGTGTAATTCGACAGCGTTTCGTCAGCTAACCGACACAAACAATAGTTATTTATATACTATAATAAATATACTTTAATACAATACTAATAAATAAAAGCAAAAAAATAAAAAAATGGCATCTACAGTTACAGCAGCAACACTAACAGTTAGCATATCAGAAAGTATAACTCTAAACGGAGTTACTTACGATAAAAGCGAAACTAATCAAATTACAGGAATTGCTAATTACCACAGCAGAGTTTATCAACTAAAAGCAAATACTACACATACATTAGTAGAATTTGCAAGCGACCCTACTAGTGGCGAGTTTGATAGTGACGATTTTAAGTATATGCGTATTACTAATTTAGATGACACCAATGCTATCAACATAACGCTAGCAGAAGAAAGCAACGTTGGTTGTGCATTCCAGATTGATGCAGGCGAAAGCTTTATATTACAAGCGTTAGTTACAGATAGCAATACAAGTGGATCAGCTATTACGTCTTTAGGACATAGCATAACAGATTTATTTGTGCGTACAGGTGGTGCAGAGACAGACGTTGAAATAGTTGTAGCTACTGCATAATGAAGTCAAAGAACGTAGAAAAAGTATTTACAATTTTTGCAGATAAGACCGTTGCTCTTGCTCGTACTATATTAGATAAAAAAGGCAAAAACGTTTCTGGAAAAACTAAAGATAGCTTAGGCTACTTTCTTAACGTAGATCGAGGTACAGTCGATTTAAAGTTTTTAGGAGCACCACATACTAATATAGTAGATAAGGGTATAAGAGGCTCTAAAAGTGCTGCAAAAGCACCTCGCAGTCCTTTTAAATTCACAGGAAGCAAGAAAGCTGTAAACCTTGGTGCTATTGACAAGTGGGTTGTACGCAAAGGACTTGACGGAGTACGTGACGAAAAGGGGCGATTTATACCTCGCAAAACAATGGTTTTTTTAGTTGCTAGAAAAATATACCTTTTTGGAATTGAACCTACTAACTTTTTTACAGATGCATTAAGTCAAACAATAAAAGGTTTACCAAAGCAGATAGCTAGAGCTTATGCAAAAGATGCAACACAATTTATTCAAAACGTAACAAAAGAACTATAACATGCCAACAGGAACTATACGAATATCATGGACACAAACACAGCGATCGATTGTGCCTGCATATAACGACCATGTAATTATGGCTCACAACAATAACTTTTTTAATGTTTACGGACAAGTACTACATAATGGCTCATACGTTTCGCCAACTGATGTAAAGTACATATTACGATGCACATGTGTAGCAGGTCTTGCAGGAGAAGTTATACTTAAAAAATCTACCGATTTTAACTCTGACTTTAAAGCTTATTTTAACGTAGAAGAATTTGTACAAGATCATGTAGAAACTGACATAGAGAGTTATACTGTACACAACCAAGCATTAGTACCTACACCAATACATCACATAGAAAATTACAACAAAAATATAGCTAATTTACGCAGATTTAATTTTGAAGTTGCTGTCGAATATCGAGTAAGCGGTACTTTAGTTACAACAGCATATTTTGCTCAACCTTCTTTAGTGCCTATGTACGCACAAGAGGTGTATTTCTGGAACGGAGTAAACAAAAAAATCAATGACGAAGAATTTAGAATTTCAGATTACTACACAACAGGCACTACTAAAAATACGCTCACAGATTTTCCTACAAATACATTAGCTACTGTTGACGATGCAATAAGACAAAAAATAAGTAGCGATCAATACCATACTATTGCTTTTTTTTGTGGGGGGCATAAAGATCATGCTACTGCTAGTTTTAAACTTGCAGACATGGGGCGTGTGCGTATTAGGTTGTATAACTCTAGCGGCTCACTTGTAGAAAATAATACAATTACAAATAACACAACTAATGGAGGTTGGCAGCCTGTAGCAGGACAATTTTTTAAAACATCACCAGATGGCACGAGGGGGCAACATGGTTTGTTATATTTTGGATGCGGACTTAAAAACTTAACAGCAGCAGGAAACCTTACAGCTTCTAACATAGAGACAGGTGGTTTTTATACAGTAGAATTTGAGGACAGTACAGGTGCAGGTGCGTATAAACCTTTAATATTTGATATTACAGATAGCGACTGCAGAGGTTATGAAAATATACGTCTGGCTTGGCTTAACCAAGTAGGTACTTGGGACTATTATAATTTTAGCAAGTTAAGTCAAAAAACATTTACTAGTAATAAAAAAACTTACAGACAAAATCATGGTAAAGTAATTGACGACTTTAACAATGGGCATGACATACAAAGCTATCAAGGCGGTAACAAAGTTTTTAATAATAGTGTAAAACAAACAATAGAAATTAACACAGATTTTATTACAGAAGAAGAAGCATTATTTTTAAAAGGTTGTTTTACAAGTCCACTTGTGCAATGGCTAACAACTAATGATAGAGGTACTGCAAGAGTTATGCCTGTAGTCGTTAATGAAAAAGATTACGTAGTACGAACTAAAGCAAACGACAAGTTAATACAATATGTTTTAGAGCTAGAAGTTGGACACGATTACAGAGTACAGAGAACATGATAGAATTGATCGTAACAATAAACGGAAAAAGACATACTCTAGACACATCTGGAGACGAGAACATAAATATCACTTATAACATAGACGATATTTTTGACAAAGATGCTAAGAACGCAAGTTACAGCAAAGATTTTCAGTTACCTGCTACTACTAAAAATAATAGAATTTTTAACCATTTTTACGAGCCAAGCAGATATACTACTGCTACATCATTTGATCCAAATACAAGTTACGAAGCAGAGTTATTAGTAGACGGACACAGCATTATGTTAGGTTTTTTGCGAGTGCTTGACGTTGTAGAAAAAAGCAAAGAAAGGTTTTACAAGGTTGTAATATATGACGATGCTGCTAATTTTTTCCAAACACTAGGCGATGACGTGTTAAGCGACCTCGATTTCTCTGCATTAGATCACACAAGATACGTTGCAGGTTACAATGTAGCTACTGATACGTTTGGTACAAGTACTGACTACGATAACATGGTTAACTCTTGGACTAATGGTATATTTACAGACACACAAGACACTACAAGTGCAGCTACGTTCAATACAAGTCACCCTACACAAAATACAGAAGTGCTATACCCACTTGTTGCTAACAGTAACCCGTACCTAGACCCTGGACAGAATACGTTTAGAATTTCTGCAAATTGGTATAACAATGCATATCCACTATCGTTGAATTTAAAACATGTATTTAACAAAATTTTTGAGCATGCAGGGTTTCAATTTACTAGTACATTTTTAAATACTCCTGCTTTTACAGATGTTTATTTTGACTTAGGTACTGCACTACATGAGGGCAATGCAAATCAACTATCTGTGCATGTTGCTGAGGGCGGACCTTCCGATCTTAATACTAATGCTGCTTATGTACTTGGCAATACTCCTGCTACTGCTATTAACTTTCCGATGACAGAAACACAAGACGATACAGGGGGTTTTGATGCTACTAACCAAACATATACAATGCAGGCACCAGGCGACGTGACAGTATTAGGCGATATAAAGATACAAGAAGTATTCGGCACAGGTGCTGCTACACCTAGTCCAGCAGAAGTTTTTACCATAGCGAGAGTTACAAATAACCCAGATGCGTCTTTGAATGGCGATTATGCACTTGCTGCGTTTAGTGGAGCTTCAACTACTGTTTTTCCTGGCAATGTGCAAACACACATTTTTGACGGTACAATATACAATTTAGGTATTGGAGCAGAAATAGAGGTTTTGCATTACGCGTTACATTTTCAGACTGGGGGTGCACGTTTCCATACGGGACCTGCTACAAGTGGCATGAGCGGGCATTCTGGCAACATATTAGGCTTCCATGTAGACTCAGATATTACAATGAATTTTTTGGTTTCAAAATGTTATCCAGACATCAAGCTAGCTGACTTAGTGCGAGATGTTTTTAAGGTTTTTAATTTAGTAACAGAGCCGATTGGCACAAAACAATTAAAAATAGAGCCATACAGCGATTTTACAACAGGTGCAATTTTAGATTGGAGCAAAAAAGTTGACATCAATAATGCAAAAGTACAACCCTTGCCTTCAATTAAAGAAATTACATTGAAATTTGCAGAAGTTGAGGACTTTTACTTAGATGGCTATAGAGATTTAGCATCAAAAAATTATGGCGATGCAACAGTTATAGTTGATCCAGATGCAGAAGAAACACACGAGGTACAACTAGAGGTATTTGGACCTGCATATACTCAATACCAAGAGGACGGACTTGGCTGTTTTATGCATATTGGTAAACAGTTGCAAAATTATCCAGATTACATATTCGCATCTGCTAGTAAACCTAGATTATTTTACAAAAATTCTCAACTAATTGATGCATCTGCCTTTGGCGGTATTGTAATTGATGACCTTAGCACTACTCACAATAATACAGCAAGTGCTCACATATATTCAGATATACCTGCACAAGCTAGTTCTAGCACAAACATATTGAGTTTTGGACTAATTGAGCAAGTTAACGCTTCTTTACCAATGATACCTAGCGTAAATACATTGTACAATTTGTATTATGCAGATTTTGTAAACGAAAGATATGATAACAGCGACTCTATTTTATATACTGTAAACATAAAACTATCGCCTACTGATATACATAATTTTAGTTTCCAGAACAGAATACGAATAAAAGACGTTATTTATAAGGTTAACAAAATCATGTATAACACAGACAGAAATAAAACAGCTAAAATTGAACTATTACGAGTATAATGCCTAAAAAATTACATACAATAAAAGCAGTCACAGGCGAAGTTACTTTTGTTGACGATGCTAAAGGTGGCGAAGCAACTGCAGGAACACGTGCTGATTGCCTTGCTTATGGTTTTGAATTTAGAAACAGCAAGTGTTTTACTAGCACAAGTTATTCTACTAAAAGTTTTGCAAAAGTTGGCGACTCCAGAAGCAACAATATACACCTTGGCAAACGTAACGATGTAACAGGATCAGATAATTACATACAAGGAAACCACACTAAAATTTTAGGCAGTGCTAATAGCATATATGCTGACAATACTATCATACTAGGTACAGGTGTTTACAGTAAAAATAAAGGCGAAATAGCTTATGGTTTTTGTAACACTAAAAATAGAAGCAGAAACGTTGTAGCACACTACAATGGTACTGGTACAAGAGTTGATAATAGCGAACTTTTTATTGGTGGCTATGCTAATAACAGATATGAAATTGACGAAAGCTACTCTTATGCTATCACTTTTAGCTATCAAGCAAGCGTAATTACAACAGGCAATTTAATATGGTGCGAGCATGGAATTGTAACATACAAATATGTGTCTAGCACACTTACTGAAATAAGTCACTCTATAACACAAACACATGAAGACAGCGGCATGACTTCTTACTCAATAGATTTTGATGCAGTTGCAGGTACACCAGATTACATAAAACTCACTGCAAACCAAAATGGCTCACATGTTGCACATTGGACTGTAACATTAAACATAACAGAAACACGATATGCATAAAAAGAAAATTTTACCAATAGCATTAAAGTTGCAGGGCGACATGATTAACTTTGCATTTACGTCTTTAAAAGAAACTCTACCTGCTATAACTAGCTACAAGAAAGTAAAAACTAATAACAATCAACTAATATTAGGCAAATGGCAAACGAAGAGGTAATTTTTAAACTCAAAATGAGTACTGCGGAAGCAGAAAAAGGACTTGACAAAGTCAAAAAAAATATAAAAGATACCAATGCAGAGTTGAAAAATAGTATCGACAGTTTTGGTGTTTTTGGTGTTACCATTGGAGACGTTAAAGGCAAATTTGCTGACTTAAGAAAAATTGGCGGACAGGCACTTTCTTTGATTGGTAATACTGCAAAAAAAGCTGCACTCGGCATGCGTCTTATGTTTGGCGGGAAAATGGCAACAGGTGCAAAGGCATTATTTAATGTAATAAAGTTAGGAATAGCATCAACAGGTATTGGTTTACTTGTCGTAGCATTCGGCTCTTTAATTACTTTCTTAACACAAACTAAAAAAGGTGCAGAACTTTTACAAGTAGGTTTTAAGGCAGTAGGTGCTGCTATTGCTGTAATTACAGATCGCATCAGCAAAGTTGGTGGTGCTATTGTCAAAGTATTCAAAGGAGACGTTAAAGGTGCATTTAACGATGTTAAGGATGCAGTGTCTGGAGTTGGCGAAGAGATAGTTAAAGAAACACAACAAATGGTTGGTTTGACAAAAGCATCACAAAAATTACGTGACAGTCAACGAGAGCTTAATGTAGAAACAGCAAGACGTAGAGCAGAGGTACAAGAACTTAAATTTATTGCAGAAGACTTGACTAAAGACGAAGCAACAAGATTAGAAGCTGCACAAAAAGCGTTTGCTATTGAAAAAGAACTTACAGATCAACGAGTTGCAAATGCAGAAAAAGCACTAGCACTTAAAAAAGCAGAAGTAGATGCTAGCGAAAGTAGTGCAGAAGACCTTGACGAGTTAGCACAAATGGAGATTGATCTATTTAACATACGAGAGGAAGCTGTCGGCAAACAAATAGAATTGAACAATAAAGTCAATACTATACGTAAAGAAGCTGCAGACAAAAGAAAAGCAGCAGAAGACGAAGCCGCTGCAATACGTGAAGAACAAGAAGCTCACGAATTGGAGGTTATAAAAAACAGATATGCAGTAGAAGAAGAACTAGCATTGTTAAAAGCAGAAAGTGACGAAGAACGAGAACTATTAGCACTTGAACAAAGAATAAATAGACAAATAGCAGAAACAGAAGACGCAGAAACTAAGAGATTACTACACGAAAGTTTAGAAATGCAAAAAGCTGCTATTACCAAGAAATTTAGAGATGCAGAAAAAGCTAATGACGATGCTAATACTAATGCAGAAATAGCAAACGCAAAAGCAGTAGCAGATGCAAAAATGGCAGGATTGCAAACAGGATTAAGTAATGCAATTGCTGTTTTTGGTGCTGATAGTAAAGCAGGAAAAGCCGCTGCTGTTGCACAAGCTACAATTAACACCTTTCAAGGTGCATCAAAAGCTATTGCACAATTTGGTGTACCTTTAGGAATACCATTTGCTGCTCTTGCTGTTGCTGCAGGATTAAAACAAGTTGCAGAAATTACTAAAACACCAGAGCCAGAAGTTGTTAACGTGAATTTAAAAAAGCCAAAAATGGCTAGAGGTGGACTTGTACGAGGTGCAGGAACAGGAACTAGCGATAGTATTTCTGCAAGATTGAGTAGTGGAGAAACAGTGATCAATGCAAGAAGCACTAGAATGTTTAAACCTGTACTATCTGCTATAAACGAAGCAGGTGGCGGTATTGGTTTTGCAGGTGGCGGAACACTAGACACAGGCTCTGGTGGTCTTACACTTGGTGCTGTAAAAGCATTTGTAGTAACAGACGACATAACAGATAGTCAAAAAGGACTAGAAAAAATAAGACAAAAAGCTAAAATTTAAAACTATGCCATGTAAAAAATGCGAAAACGGAAAATACAAATTTGGAGACAACGGTAACTGTATGTACAATACTCTTGCAGAGTGCAGGAGTGCAAATACATATGACATTGTTGAGCTTGTAATTGACAAAGACAACGAAGCTTTAGCTATTGATGCTATTAGCTTAGTAACTGATCCTGCAATAGAGCAGGACTTTATTTTCTTTAACACAGAAAAAAACAACCTAAACTTTGCAGCAGTTGACAAAGATCAACGTTTATTAGTCAGCCCTGCATTGATACCTTATAAACAGATATACAGATACGATGCAAAAACAGACAAAGAGTACTACGTACATTTTTCTGCAGACACAGTACGTCAAGCATCAGAAGCATACATGGTACACCAAAATACTAACAGTGCTACTATACAGCATGAAAACAAGGTTACAGGTGTCCATACAATAGAGAGCTGGATCGTAGAGGACAGCAAAAAAGACAAGAGTAATTTGTATGGTTTTGAGCTACCTGTTGGCACGTGGTTTGTAAGCATGCGAGTTAACAATGACGATGTTTGGCAAAGAATAAAAAGCGGAGAACTGAAAGGCTTGTCAATAGAGGGCTATTTTGTTGATCGTATGGAACAACTTGCAAGAGTTGGCAGTATGGTTACAGATGGCAAAGACGGAAAAATTGATTTACCATTATATGACAACAAAGAAGAAGCGTTACAAAAAGCAAAAGAATTAGGTTGCGATGGTGTACACGAGCATACATTAGACGGTAAAACCACATATATGCCTTGTGCTGATCATGATATTATAAGCAATTTAGCAGAAATATTGCAAGAAGACTGCGAAGAGTGTAACAAAACTGACCTAATTGACCCTAACCCTTGTCAAGCAGGTTACGAGCCATACGGACACAAAATTAAGGACGGACGTAAAGTGCCTAACTGTGTACCTATTGAAGCAAAAAAAAAAGAATTTAATGCATTCCAGAACAGCTACACAGATTACCCACAAAGTGCAAGTAGAAATGCAAAAAGGGCAATAAAATTTAAGGAAAAAACAGGTAGCAAATGCGGTACAAGAGTAGGTTGGACGCGTGCTAGACAATTAGCAAACAGATCGCCTATATCACGAGACACTATTGCACGCATGGCTAGTTTTGAAAGGCATAGACAACACAAAGACGTACCATATACAGAGGGTTGCGGTGGCTTAATGTGGGATGCTTGGGGCGGAAGTTCTGGAATACGTTGGGCACAAACTAAATTAAAAGAAATTGACGGAGAGTAAAACGAAACAAAATGAGGGTTTACTATATATTATTACAAAAACACTCTTAAAACAGGCTTAAAATGGATTTAAAAACTAGAATTAGAGTTGCTCTTGGAATAGACAAAGAGACAACAGAAAAAAACGAAGTTCAGCTAATGATGGAAGACAAACTAGCTGACGGAACTATAATTGTATCGGAAGCAGACGAACTTGCAGCAGGTGTTGTG